TCGGATGGATAAATCGTCGCTCCACCAAAAACGCTGGTATATGACATATTAAGCCCCTGTCCGTTCGGTGGCGCGGTCGGTTATGCGCATGATGTCTTCTTTGTTAATTGCGCTCATCGAGCGATCATAGAAATTCTGCCAAACTGGGATACGCTCATCGTTCTTGAGGAACGGAGATGCCTCCAATAGCGAACCATAAAGGATCAGCTGCGGGGCATAATTGGTCAGCCAGTTGGTCTGGTTTGTGTCGCTGAGCAGGGCCGGAAGCTCGTAATACAGGATTTCAATCGGGTAATCCTGATCAGGTGTCGGGCCAATCAACCAATTATTATAGTTGTAATCAGCGTAAAACTTGGGCTGACCCGTCTGGGATTCGTCCGGCCAGTAATTCCGGACATACTCATAGCTTCTGGCGAAGATCGGCGTCCGTTCAAGATTGCCTGTTCCCGTCCCAAAGTTCATCGAGATGGTCTTTCTCCACCGATCTGGCTTTGGATAAACCGATACACCTGTCTGGAGTAGGGTGGTGACGGCTACGATAAAGCCCTCAATTTTCAGGTCGGCAGAAATACGGCGCTCAGCCAAGGTAATGAGGCGGGGAATTTGTTGGTAAACAATAGGGTCAACAGCAGCGGAAGCCCCACGCTCCAGATAGTTCTGGATGTCGGTCTGCAATTCGCTGAAAGTCATTCCGGTTTGGGAAGTGGTCATGGCTATCCAACCATATCAAAAGCGACTTTTTCGACCTCAGCCACCCGTCGGCTCCAGCCTTTTCCGAAAGTAGCAAAAGTCGGAAGACTTTGCAAAAATTGAAGTCTCAGATCGCATACTTCCGTCGCCACATCTCTAGGGTTTGCCTTTTCAACAGCATCCAAAGTGGCTGGTCCGATCTTGCCGTCCGGATTAGCACCCACCGCTTGTTGTAATATCTTGGCTGCACGACCGACTCCTGAGTTTACGGCTAGGTCAAAACAGGCATAATCTACCCCAGATGGGAGCTTATCACCATGGATTTTGTCCCAATAATTCTGTTTGTAAAGCGGGGCTACGTCGGATGGGCCAAGAGCGCGCATCGCAGCTTCATCGACCTCATGCCCGACATACTCTTCCCATACCCTCTTGGTGACTCCCAAATTGGTCATGCCGCCGGGATCGGATTTCAAATTTACAAATCCGCCCTCATGCTTCAGGACCAAGGCAACGCATTGTTCAAAATTATCTTTCATTTGCCCAATGCCGCTGTAAGAGCCTCAGTCTTTTTCTGGCTACCAGCACTGCTGCCAAAATAGAAAGCCATTACGCCTGTCCATGCCGTGCCAAGAGAGCCAAGCAAAAGAAGGACGGCTTCTTTTCCAGATTCCGGCAAACCAAACTTGATGATGTATGCAATAATTCCAAAAAACCCTATTGTCACAAGGATGGCCAATACTTCAGGCAGCCAGCTTTTTGTTGTCATTTGCATTTGACGGGCGGAGGCACGGTCATCTGCGGCAATACGCTCAAGATCAATGTCCAAGGCTTTCATTTGGACTTTAAAATCAGCGTCAATCTTCTTAAGAGCTGAAAGCTGATCAGCCGTAGGATTAGCAAGAGCCGCCTGAATTTCATCTTGGCTGGCATCTCCATGGCCAAAAAAGGCATTAGACAACGCCTTGACCGCCAAGCCACCAACAGGTCCAACTAATGCTGTAGCAATAGTTGGCGCGACTGATGAAATTAATGGGCCAAAAGTTTTCATCAAATCCATATCAATTCTCCCACACAGAAACCTTAAGGCCCATATCATTCATTTTTTTAATAAAAGAATAGGCGTATTGCGCTGCTGATTTTTTTATACCTAATTTATCAGCAAATTCCATCAAAGGAATTTTTTCACCATTAACATTTAAATAGCGCGTGTTTGTTTTGTTGTTCTGCTGAGTTTTTGGGGAAGCCCAACGGCAATTTTCTGGGCAATAATCTCCATTTACATCAATTCTATCAATTGACATACCCTTTGGAGGATTCCCCATGTCTTTATAAAAATTTTCAAAAACCTGCCATCTTTCACAAACTCTTATACCGCGATCATAATAATTATGTTTGTCTTTATAATTTGGCAAACCTCTTTCAATCATACCAGACCAAATTTTATGAACACGTGTTTTTGTCATTCCATGCGTTTGTTTAAAACCATATTTTTTACAATTTTCTGATGCTGCTTCTCTTTTGCGACAACCGCAAGAAGTAGTGACACCAGAATTTAATCTATATGTGGCAACCCATGTTTGGTTTCCACATAAACACTCGCATTTCCATTCTTTACGTTTTAGCCGTATTCTTGCTTCGGGCAAAACGGTCAATCTGCCAAAATTTTGGCCTGACATATCCATCACTTGCCCTCCGTAATTTTTTCCAAAATGCGAACACGGACAGCCAGTTCATTGATCTTGCTTGTTAGCTCGTCACGTAATTTATACCGTGCTTCTGCCGAAATAGGACTGTCAGTCGGCTGTCCGGCGGGGGTAATCAGCATGGGCATTTTGCTTTCTAACTCTTGAACCTTTGTGTTCAAGGTCGTTAGTTGAGATAAAAGCCAGCCAATTACCGCCACTAGGACGGGGAACAGCATGTTAATTATTTTACCAAAATCAAAATGCTGTTCTTCCATTCTTGCCTCTTATTGATTTTCATCAGGTGGTGCTGCCGCAGGAAGCTGACTCTGAGCATCAGCTACAATTTTGTTTATAAGACCATTAACGATTTCAAACGGCTGCTTTCCAAGCGATGCCAAAATGACATTAAGCTCGTTAACAGTGAGTGTAAGGTTAACCGTCGTGCTATCATTATCCATATCTTTCTCCCTTTCTATGGATGGTTACTTATCAACTTTGCCGTCTATTTTGTCATAAATACGTTGGAACATATGTTCAATATGCTCCATGCGCTTATCCAAATCGACCTTAAGAACATACTCTTTTGGCAGTTCAGATTCAATCTCGTGAAGGTCAGAACGCAGCTCTTTCACAGCTCGCCATAGCTCATTTAGAAACCATCCGGTTCCTAACAATACAATTCCAAAGAGAGCATTGATAATAGCTTGCGTATCCATAATTTTTACCAAGGAAGCGGAGGTGTAACAACCGGAGGATTGATTTGGTTAGCGATGTTTTGGTTCAACGCAGCCTCAGTTTCATCTTTGTTGACCGTCTGCCAAACCCAACCAAGCACTTGAGTTTCAGTCAGATCAGCGTATGGCGTGAAAGACTCGCCAGATGTATAGGTGCAACCGACGGTGCCGTAAGACGTTGCGCTATATTGATCTTTGGTAGCCGTGCAACGCCAGTGACAAGTAAATACTACATCCGTTTGATTTTCATACGTAGGATAGCAATCTAAAGATTCTACAGTCCATAAAATTTGATCAGTCATGCTGCCCTCCTTAGGCCATCATTTGCAAATTCTTTATGCATTTCAAAACGTTTTTGATCCATAAATACTCTTGCTTCATCTATTGTATTAAAAAGACCACAATAAATGTTTTGTTTATTTACATAAATACGAGCCATCCATTTTTGAGCAGCATTACTCCAAGTAACACCTTTGACTCCACTTGTGTTGTCAACTCTAATCTTTGAATTACAAGCATTTTGGCTTTTAGTTGTTTCTCTTAGGTTTTCAATACAATTATTTGATGTGTCAGTGTCAATGTGGTCAATTAATTTTGGTATAAATCCATGATGCAACAAATATACAATTTGATGCACATAATAAGATCTACATTTAACTTTTACTTTTAAATAACCATGCCCAGATGGAGTTCCTACCAACCTTCCAGCCTTAGAAGATTTTCTATTTTTTGAGATGGCAAAAGGAAGCCAATAGAGATTACCATCCCTATACTCAAATAACTCTTTGGCTCTCTCTTGAGACAAAGTGGTCATTAGTGCGTCTCCTCTGGATTAGGTGCAGGCTGTACTTGTGCTTGAGCCTGTGTGCGGATCTTTTCAATTACTTCTGCAACAGAAGCGTATGGCGCATTTCCAAGTGCTTGAAGGATCATGTTTACTTCATTGATAGTCAGATCAAGTGTCATTTTGTCCCCTTTAATGCGTCTAGTTTTTATTTCATTATGCTACAGTTGGATTTAATGCAGCTTCTTGTTGCGCTTTATAATTAGCAACAACCTCATCAGTCCATGCAACATTGCAAATAGCCACTACTTTATCAGGATGTTTAGTCAAATCATCAGTTGGTGTGACAGATGTGCGATGATAAGTTTGCGTTAATACAACGCCATCTTCAATGATTTGTGTAGCTTCACGGTATAAAACTATTCCGCTATCAGTCACTGTAATTTGATCAACAACTGTTTTTTTAGTGATCATAAAATGCTCCTGTTTGTTATTACGCTAATATTGCGTAAATAATTAAACCCTATAAGTTGCTTCCAAATACCAGTTTTTATTTGTAGCGTTTGTACCACTAATTGTGCAATAAAAACCAACACCAGAAACTCTTTCATATGTAAAAGTATTTGGAGTTGAGTTTGATAAGGTCGCAGCAGAATCTCCTGAAACGGTAAATGGGAGACCAGAAATATAAAGGCTTGTCCCATCGTTATAACCGATAAAAGTTGCTCTAACAGAAACCATATTACCAACTTTTGTATAGGTTGCCGTTATACTTGATGGCGCTCCTCCAGCAGGGAAACCAGTTGTGCCAGAAGGAGTCCATGTTCCCTCTTCATAGTCATCCAATGTGTTTGCATTAGCTAATGCGGATTGTGTTGCTGGAAAAGTTATTCCGTTAGATACTTGAAGAACGCCCCCTCCTGATGTTGCGCTCGTTATCCCCACCAGCAGATTGCCGCTGGAGTCGATGCGCATTGCTTCGGCATTTGAAGTGCGGAACGTCAATGGCGTTGCTGAAATTGTGGAAATACGTCCTTCCGTGCCACCGGATACCATCCTAAATTCCATATTGGATGTTCCAGTCGTAATACGTTCAACAGCGTCAGACGATGCTTGATAAACTTGAAGTTGAACGGCAGGCGAAGTTGTCCCAATCCCGACGTTGCCGCTGGAGTCGATGCGCATGCGTTCGGAATTGTTAGTAAACAAAATTACGTTGTCAGCCGTTTGCGTTCCAAGCGCAAAACCGCCAAAACCAGATGGGCCAATATAAGCAGTTTGAGTACCACCACTTTGATTGATTTGTAGTCCGCCGTTTAATGTCGGCGTAAGTTTGATTGTTCCGTTGACTTCAAGTTTTGCACCCGGCGAAGTCGTCCCAATACCGACATTCTGGCTAGCATCTATGGTTAATGCTGCCGTGCCATTGGTTGCGGCGGTAATTTGATTTGTAGCTGACAGATACCAGCCAGTGGTGTTGTTGCCCAAAAAAGCATAGGACGGCGTGGAGACTGCCCCTTTTTGAGCAAGAAACT